GTCTAATCCACTATCCGTAGACCACTTGTCTTCTTCAACAAGAAATCCAATAGACATTTGTGAAATATCACCTCGTTTTATACTAGTGACTAAATCTTTAGCCCAACTAGTATCTGGAGGTGATATTCTTACTTTTAATCCAATATCATCTTCTTCGAGAGCCAATGTTCCTACTTTATTTCTACCTAAAACATAATTAGGATCATGGTTGAAAAGAGCCCTGATATCATCATCAATAATTGACTTCACAAATGCACCTTTTCTAACTTTTTCTTTAAAAGGGAAAAAGCCACCTAGTGTTTCACTCCATGAATCAAATACTGCTGCATGTCCAATAATCTCGTTACCATTGTTAGAACTATCTACACGAAGTTCTCTCATTGGTAACATTCTTATTTCCTTTTTATCATTTTCCATTAGTACCTCCATCATCTTTTGTACTTGATGCTAATTTCATATTTCCATTTACTAAATAATCATCTCCACCATTTTCTGATGAAACAAGTGGCATATCTTCTAATGACCTTATATCATTTATAGATAACCACCCATTCTGACGACCAATAGAATAACCTTCCATTCGTGATTTATAGTCACCTCTAAGTAATCCATCAACATTGAATCTAGCAAAGTATATTGTTCTTTCTTCATCACTTAAAAGAGCACGAGCGATTTCTTGTTCCCATCTAACTATCCAGGGCCTTATCGTATGCTGTACAAACTCAATTGACTGATGTTCAATATTTGAAAACGTTGCTCTTTCTAAATCCCCTACTAAATGAGGTGGAACACGAAAGATTCTACATATTTCATTCACTTGATACTTTCTGGTTTCTAGAAACTGTGCATCCTCAGGAGCAATGCCAATCGTGTGATACTTCATACCTTCTTCTAAAACGGCAACTTTGTGACTATTCTTACTACCTTGATAGACTTGATTCCAACTATCTCTTAGCCTTTCTGGGTCTTTTACAATTCCTGGATGCTCTAATACACCACCTGGTCTTGCTCCATTTCCAAAAAACTTAGCACCATATTCTTCTGTGGCTAAGGATAATCCGACAGCTTCTCTTGCTTGTGCAATAGGACTTAGTCCTTTCACTCCATCAAGAGATAACCCTTTTATATGGAAGATTTGATTTGTTTTATATGTGTAAGTCTTGTTTGTGATGTCATCAGAATAGGTATACTTGATTTTTCCTGATGTTAAGTCTCTTTCAACATTCATGTACTGAGGTTTTAAATACCAAAGTTCAGTTACATGACCTTGCTTCCTTATTATTCTTGCATATGCATTTCCATAGAGTAATAGAGATGTCATCATGGTTTCTCTGAATTCAAAACTTGTCATTTCATCATTAGGGATTTCATAAAGGCATGAAAAAAGCGGATGTTCTTCCGCTAGTTCGTTTTTACCTTTTTTTCCTTTTCTAAATAAATGAAGTGGTAGTGATGCAATAGTCTCTGCCAGTATTTTTACACAAGCATATACGGCTGATGTTTGCATAGCTCTAATTTCATCAACCATAATTCCGCTATTGCTATTACCAGCAAAATCGATGTCTACACCTCTAATAAAGTCTTGCATCTCTCTTGATGGACTTGCTCGTTTTTCTTTTGGACCATCTCTTCTTTTATTAAAAATTCCCATGAATCCTCCTATAACACTAGTATTCCACGATTGTTGTAGATACTTTGTTCTTGATTAGCATTTCGTAATGCTCTATCTAAAGCCATTGCTGTTGCTACAGCACCATCTATTTTTTCAATTGATTTTGACTTATCCATTTTAATGTTACCAGCTGGATCAGCCCTAATAGAAATATTATCCATCATCCATCTTAGAACTGGATGTCCATTGTGAATTAGTCGTTTTTGTAGAACTAGATTCATTAATTCCTTAGTTGCTGGGCTCATATCTTTAAAACCTTGTCCAAAAGCAACAACTTCAAACCCTAAATAGTTTAAGTTTTGAGTCATCTGTACAGCACCCCATCTATCAAATGCTATTTCTTTAATATTGTATTTTTTCCCAAGT